GTCTTCAGACGGAGACTCATTAGGATCATATTGAACGCGAATCACGCTTCCAGATTCAATTCCATATGCTTTAAATAGAGCATCAACCGGCCTTTCACCCTCTTTAACAGCGATATTTGCTTGACGAATTCTTTCTGCACTGAGTCTTGCTCCTGCAAGCTTAATGTAGGGCCCCTCCTTGGTCTTAATCGTACCGTTATCAGAAATCCTATCTACGGTAAATTCTTGTTCTTCAACCGGTCGGTTATACCTATAGTCGTAAAGATTATATTGTTGCTTAATTTTTTGAGCACGTTCCAAGGCAGCATTCAATCGATCCTGCATCTTCCTTGCATAATCCGGGTCGTGTTCCTCTCTTATAGCAGTTCTAGCTTCCGTAAGCGCCAGCTTGAATTCATTGGACCAAGGAGCAGAGTTGGCAAGTATTTCAACTCTTGATACGGAATCATAAAGCATGTCTATACTAGGTCCGTATTTCTCCCTGAGAAGTTGCATGGCCATATCTGCCTTGCTAACACTGTATTCGTAGAGCGACTCGTCTAGCTGAATAGGAAATACCCTTCTCTGTTTGGGATCATCGCGATTTACATAATAAAGAAGCCCCCTTTGAGTATTCGTCATTTTTAGGTAAAAATTGAGCTGCTGAACGTGTTCAGATCTAGGAGCATTCTCTTTCATAGCTTCTGCAAATTGTTCAGCACCCATGGTCTTAATGTCGACCATGTATTCACCGGGCTGGTCAACGTAAAATCCGTCTCCAGCAAACGGATTATTTTGTGGAGTCAGATGAAGCAGGGCGTCATAGTGTCCGGAAATGTTATGCTCTTTATCGTAAACTCTGCGTTCGGAAGAAACTAGGATTCCCAGGGATCGCCATTTCGCTTCCATTTCTGCGTGGAATTTATTTCCAAATTTAATCGCATAAGAATCATTATTAGGTGCATCTCTATCATAGTCTATCATCTGACCGGATGATGAACCTTCAGTTCCACCTAATCCATACTCTTGAGCGAAATGGTTCATCATTTCTTCTACGCTATACCCAATAGAAGATGCACGAATTCCAGGCTTATCAACCGGATTCACCATCTCGTAGGCTTGACCCGGAATTCGGATTTCACCCATTGGAATCTTGACATATGGGTCACCGGTCCGGAAGTTTATCATGTAATCACTTCCGGGCATCCAGTTTGGCTGGGTATTAGGAACGGGATTATATTCGTCTACGTTTCTATTTCTGTGGGGCAGCATACGACGCCAATATTCAGAAAGCTCTCCCGGAATTCCACCCAAAGATTTATCCCAAAATCTTCGTTCCCAACCGTAAGCACGAACAGGTGATTGAATTATCGGATCTGTTATAGCTGAAGAAGGATCCAAACCGACCATTCTAGAAAGCAGTCTTTGCTGATATCCATAAATTCCTTGAATATCAAAAGCCTGATTCCAATAGTTCTGAGCACTCTGAACAGGATTTAATGGATTAACCAGGTTCTGATCTTCCCACTCCGAATCTTGAAGCTGATCTGTTCGTACAGGAAAATATCTTCCAGGCATGTTTGTAGAAGCAACCATGCCCCCGCCGGCCTGTACAGGAGTAGATTCATAGGTATCTCCGGTTACACCAAGACCCCCTCCAGAAACGGCTCTTCCTCTACCGCCTCCTGAACCTCCGGTTCCGTAAACCGAACCTCCTCCAGCTCCATAACTTCCTCCAGATGTTCCTTGTCGCGCGCCTCCTGAAGATCCTGTCCCGGAATCGAAATCAAAGCCCCCACCTCCCCCGGTATCCTCCTCATCAGGAACACTCGGTTCGTTAGCTCCAAGAATCCTATAATCTCCGGCGGTTTGATACCTTATTCTAAACTTTGTTGGTCTTTCCGCATTTTCTTGTTCGGCTGCATAATTAGGATCTAGATATTCCGGATAATAGACTTTCTGGGGTTTAATTATTCTACCTAAGGTTTGATTGAATGCTACTCCCCAAATCGTGTTCGGATCCGCCATCTCGCCACTAATTACATATGGCCTATCTGCATTAGGACCTATAGAGTGCTTTTCCTCAAACCAGTACGGATCTAGGAAATGCATAATGGGACTGAACGGATATCCAGGAGTTGGTATGAGAGAATGTGACCAATAATCTTCTGAGTTAAGATCTGCATTATCGGCTTCCTGCCAGTGGCTTCGTTGCAATCTATACCAAGAAGGAGAGAAATACTGAACCCTTTCACCTACCCAAGCCTGTCTGCTATTATGAACTGCACATCCTATTGTACAAAAACTTTCTCCGTCACTAACAGCAATATCATAAACGTCGCCTGAATATGGGTACTCGTGAATTTCTGTAACTCGGAAATAGACGTGAGTATCTGTAAATAATGCTGATTCATCATTCGAACGAATTACTAATCCTGCATAGTCTTGCCCATCCATTGAAAAACAGGAATTAACCTGCACATACATGCCCAACGACAGGGCCATCCTCTGCATATCTACTTGGTAATCTGAATTAATTGTATTTACATGAATCTCATCCTCTGCGATGTCCGGATCTAACGCATTTAAAACCTCCCAAAATATTTCAACAATATTCTCATAGGAAAACCAGTACGGAACCTTACGAAGGGTTTTAAATCCGGAAGGCTTATCAACAAATATTTCAAGAAGAAGGGAGGATATCAACGGATCCTGAATTATCTTGGAACTTGTTTTATCTCGCTCAAAAAGACTCCTGCTATTATGAGAACCCTTGTTTGGAAGAGAAAAAGCTAGAGAACTGTTTCCAAAAGGCACAAGTTTACCTTCTAGTATCCAGTTTGGTAGAATATTCAGAAGTTCATCTAAAAGCTTATCAGGTATTTGAGAAATACCGGGGGAGGGGTGGGGGATAGGATAGGCCAAATAATCTCCGACCTTAACTTGATTTGCCGGTCTCCACTCCCAAGAGTTAGTTTCGGCTACATAAACCGGGAGTGGATGGAGTTCGGTGAGGTAAAGTCTCGCGCGATCTCCGGCAGTTGTTCTAATTTCAAGGAGGTTTTCTTCCACATGTCTTGAAGATTTCTCGGTAACAGTTACTGCCTTTCCATCTATGTTTAAAACATAATCTCCAACCTCAATCTTAGAAATCTTTTTCGCTCCATAAAGAGTTAATACTTCGACATTCGGATGGAGACACCCACTCATCCACCACCGGCCCCGTCTAACCGGTTCCCAACCACTTTCCAGATACTCCTTTTGTTCCTCATAAGATCTCGCCTGATGATATTCTTCCATTCCAGGAGTTAATTGTTCGAATTTCTTTAGCAGCTTTGTGGCTCCTAAGGCGTCTGCGGTGTAGGAACCTGCAAGTGCTATATCTCGTCTAGCATCAGAGATCGAATCATCTGGACCATAGCCAAAGAGTTGATGTGATTGGAAATTAATATATTTCCAAGCTTCAACAGCACCGAAGACCGGAAGTACCCGCTTTAGGAAAAGATTCTTATAAATGCTATAAGTATCCTGAATATCCTTATCAGGAAGGCCTAAAGGTATCGGTGCATGTTGTAGCATTTCATTCAAACGAAAAGCTAAATGATATGCAGCATTAAAAGGCTGTGTTCCTGGCATATCGCTAGGAGCTCGATTAATTGCTCCAGCAATTGCTTGTCCTAAACTCCTCCAATCTCTTACATTAGTAAGCCAATTAAGAAGTCCAGTACCCTCTGCATTTACTCCGGGCCTTGGACCACTAGCAGCCGCATAAAGTTGCATACCCGTTGCTTGAAGTGCTTCGTGTTCACTCTCGGTCCATGTAGAAAGAAGTCCATAATTCTTTGACAGATTCTGTCGAACTATTTCTCCTATTTCTGTAGGAGTTCTTTCTTCCTCCCCATATCTAAATAAGGTAATCAAAAAGGCATGAAGTAATTCCGGACCCCTATCATATCTCTTTTCTGTTAACGCGCCTGCATACAAAGCCCATGTTCGTGCCTTAAGTTCATTTGCTTTAGAATCGCTTAGCCTACCTAATTCGACTTGTCTGTCAATGTTTTCAAAAATTGGGTGGAATAGATATCGATTAACCCGATCCATAACTTCATTAGCCGAGTCTAGATCTACTTCTATGGATCCAGAATCTACCGTTGCAGCTTGTTCTAATAATTCCTCAAAGAATATGCTTCGAATTCTTTGTGCTCCACTAGATCCTCCTTGGCTTCCTAACAGCGGCTCCGTTGAAGGAAATCCGAATTGTCTACCGGCGCTTATCGATTCTTCCGTAAAAGCTGAAAATTCATCCTGTCCAAATCTTCGTGCTTCCAGTCGAGTGCGCATTCCTGACAAATCTCTATACTCTCTATATTCTAGAACCGGAATTTGAAAGTCTCTACCACTTGGAAGCTGAATGGTTGTTCGACTCCTAGGCATCCCCTGAACAGCTAGCACATCGATTTGTTCCAGTAGTTCCGCAAGATGTTCATCAGAAAGAAGGTGCTCAAAAACTACTTGTTGATCTTCATCTTCTAGTTCCGGACTTGCAAGAACTCTTTTAATATATCTTACTAGTCCAGCATTGGATTGAATTCCCCCCTCCCTATCTCTGAACATATCAATGTCAAATACATCGCTTAAACGCAGCTCTTCTGGAAATTCTGTTGCACGCGATACCCCTCGATGGACTGCACGAGCGAGTCTGAAACGTTCTTCATAGCTCATTTCTTGTAGGTTACCATGTTCCAGAGCAGCAAACGCATTAAGGGGCTGATAACGATTAACTCCCTCATCGGGATGAGCAAATTTTCCAACTGTTGAAATCCAACGCGCCGGTTTGGTAGTACCGGACTGCTGTCCTAGAGAGAAGAAATCCATAAGTCGACCTATAAAAGAACCTCCTGCCCTTTGCCTAATTGACCCAGGTGCTGAAGGTACTTGTTGATTTCTCACCCTAGCCATCTCGCGTTGGGTACCGTATCGCACATCCCGAACGTCAAAGGTTCCAGGCAATTTCTCTCCGGTTGTCGGATCGATTAACGCCCCTCTGACATAGATTAAATCTCTTCTTAGCCTGTAATCAGTAGTATTATTTTCATCAAATCTAAATAAATTCCTTAACAACTCTCGGTTTCTACGTGAAGGATGGGCTCTAAGCGCTTCATAAATGTCTCTTTGGAAACTTCCTGCCCCTAGAGATCCTACTACGTCTTTAGCATGCCCACGTAACCAGGGGAAAAATTTAAGAACGGGAAGGCCAATAATTCCGGGAGCAATCGGAATCTGAAATTCGTCGGCAACCTTTCCTAATATTGCTTTTAAGAATTTTGCATTTGTGGTCCAGTCAAAAAGCATTTCTCTATCAGTACCCTGATCTATTCTATAGACTCCAGTACCGATACTGCGAAGTTGATTCATGATCCCGCGAACGAATTCGTCTTCGGTAACTTCATTATTTCTTAATCGTTCATCATTCGCATTAACAAGCAGCTCTACCATGCCTGAAATAAAATCTTCGTTTTCCGATACCGGCATTCCTCTGCGACTTCTAGGTGCATGCTGATCTCCTTGTAACGCTTGAAACTTCTCTTCTTTAATAGCTTCTCTCATATCTGAGAAAAACTGCCTTTGATGGACTAACTCCTGATATCTGCCAGGATTTCTTGCAAGGTCTATTCTCTGCCTAATATACCTATCTGCAGCATTTCTAACTAAGTCATCTTCATCTAATATTTCACCCAGTGTAACTTCGTTTAATCCGAATCTAGCACTAAGTGCTTCTGCTCTCGCTCTTCTAGCCTCTTCCATGGGAATAAGCTGATTTTGCACAAATTCCCTAGAGAAACCCACCTGCGCTCTATAGAGGTCTCCTCCACCTGCAGCTACCACGCTTTCTTGCGGAATTCGCGCATTAGTCCTTATATGAGCATTCGATACAATTTCTTCAATCCTTTTTAAAAACTCATCTCGATTTCTAACCACGAACCCAAATCTTCGTTGTAGTTCAGGGAAAACTTCTTCAACATAGTGGGGAGATTGTAGTACTTCTGCTAGATTTACACTTGTAGCAGCTATATCAAGAGATGTACCTGGATTTCGAGTAAATATCTCAGCCATCTCTTCGTTAAATCCGAGATCACTCGCTTGTTGGAGTTCGTATTTAATATTCTCTCTAACTAGTCCCTCTCTAATATCTACACGATATGTTCGTACTGCACTCGAGTATTCAGAAAGATTTCTAACAAGTCTTATACGTCCAAGGGATCCCCGGCGAAATGCAGCAAGAGAGCTTCTAACGTCGGACAGAAGACCGTGAGAGACGCCCCTTTCAAGCCAGGACGCCATAGCATGGTACGCAGTTATTGCACTTCTGGTAAATGCTGCTGTAGCTTCAGGGTTGTGCCAGATTCCAAACGCAATAGCACCGCCAAATACTGCAGCTTTAAATAAGTTATTACCTTTAGAATCTCTGTCCTGATATGAATACATCTAAACCTAACCCCTACGTCTAGCTCTTCCCTTAGGAACCTCAAGTCCTAGAAATTCAGCAACATTCATTCCCATAGCTTGTCCTACAAGTTGTGCAGCCATGACAGCCTTATTCCATTGAAGAGCGGTCATCTGTTCTATTTGTTCCGGAGTATAATGGAGCGTAGCCATCATAAGAATCTCAGCTTTTCCGGCTTTGGAATCAGACCATTCTTGAACCTTCTGAAGTATCTCTGCTTCAGCTTCAGGAGTGGCACCGGAAACTTCCAAAATTCTTTTAGCAAGAATGCTGGGGGTTGACGCAGGACACGTATTAAGATCTAACTTAGGAGAAATTACACACGCCTTACAAAGAAAATCCTCAGCATCGACGGCATTGTCGAAGCTGAGGGCCTCATCTACTTCAGCGCGTACCGCCTGCCTAATAGTATAGGCTACCCCGTTTACAGTAACTCGATAAGTTTTTTGCAAGATTAAAGCTCCTCAATAATTCCCTCATCCAAAAATCCGGAAATTGCCATGATTTGATTTGCCAACTGTGTTGGAATTCCTGCAGGCAACTCCTCAAGGTTAAGATTCTTCGGCCACACTACACATCTCTTTACTCCCTCAGCTTCGCTATCGGAATCTCTTGGAAGCTTTTGCAAAGCAGAATATTCAGGTCGAAGCATTGGTCGAATTATATAATCATTACCTAGTATACGAACAAGCCTCAAAGCATGTGGAACTGTAGCCTTAAGCTTTTCTTTTTCTTCTTCAGATATTGTGCGTCGTTCAAAAGTACCTGGACTTAAATCTTCAACAGAAAACTCACGAAACGATTCAACATTGTCCGTACGAATATACGATTTTTCTTGAATATTCACAGAAAGATTAGGAACCACGCCTGCAGGAAGCATAGCCCATTGTTGAGGAGTTAGCTTAGGCCACAAAAGCGCGGTACCTACTACTTTTTCATCAATATGCGCGACAGTAACAGAGTCCTGATTATCAGCAATCCATTGTTGAATAGCTACATACTGCGAGCGAGTAAGATAAGTAAAAACAAAATCTTGTCCGGCGATTGTCTTCTTGAATAGGGGCCTCCCCCCTGCTTCTTCCTTGAGTTGCTCTTTAATTTCGTCTGTAAGCTCAATTTTTTCCATTAAATCATTCCTTTCTATCAGAATTCAGATATTTCTGATAACAAGTTAGAACCTATAAATGAGTAGACTTCCAGGATGTTTCTACCACTATCATCAATTGATTTGTTCATTCCCGTAAGTACTACTCCCCGAATGATCTCCACAGTTCCTGGATACCTGTAAAACACGTCATTCTGAATCTGTGATGTTTCTAATCCTACGGGTTCTCCATATCTTATTATAATGGAAAATCCAGAAGCAGTCGATATCAAGGGAGCATTCTTGGGAGGATTGACAGACGTAACATCTGCTTCTATTTTTCCCCAAAATTTTTCCGATTGACGTTTCGCAATACTATCCAGCAGTTCAAGATTAATTAAAGAGTCATTAGAATTAATCTTGCCTGCAATGCTACCAGAAGAAGATCCTGAACTCGTTTTACTGCTCATAAGAACCTTAAGATATTGTTCGATAGTTCTGTCATCTAGCAGGCTCTTCCTAAACTGCTCTTCTCCTTTGTGAGTAGGAATTAACCCGGATTCCGGATTTGCTACTTCGCGTGCTACTTGAAGTAAATAACCGGAACGCTTAAAGTTAATAGAAAACGCACCTTGAACGCTTTTCGAACCACGCAAAATAGAACGCATTTCATAATCCCCATATCCGTAAATGGGAATTACGTTTTCTGATACCTGGAATTGGATATTAACAACCTCATCAATATAAATTCCATTAAAATAAATTCTTACATCCAGCCCAGACCAGTAAGCCGAGTTAAACTCGTCTACTAGAATTGTACTAGCGTCTCCATAAGACGCTACTTCTTCATAACCTTTTCTATAAAATCTCATCGCCTATTAAGGAAGAGTAGAATTCGGATTCGGAAGTGAATTACCATTAATCACATAGGTAGCACTACCACCACCCAATGATGAAAGAGACGCTCCAGAAAGACTAAGGTCCATACCAGAACCAGAGTATCCGGTATTGAGGTTTAAACTAGAACCAGAACCAGAGTATCCGATACCGATATTAAACGAAGACTGATATTTGGGATTCAATGATAATCTATACTTATTGAAAATGTTGTTATGATATGATGCATCTGAACTTGTTGGTTTATGTGGTTTTGGCAAAGTCGGCTGCATCGGAAGATATGCTGCAGCCATATACGAATAGGTCTCAGAAATACTTATGTTATCCACGCTCATAGCTTTTCCTTCATCCTGGATAACGACACCTAAGATGCTTGTAAAAGCTACCGCACCATCTTCATTCACCATAGAAATTATTATATCGAACGGAGGCATCTCATCTGCTAATATTGTTGAAATTGCTGATGTTAAATCTTCTCTAGATGCGCCTGTTCTAGTTACTTCCAAATCAATAAAGAAATCGTAGAACGCATGTCTGTCGAAGGTCTGGAAAACCAATGTTCCACCTATTATACGATGTCCTCTAGTGAATCCGCGAACTCCAACATTTCCTAAAGCAGTTACCGGAAACTTATCTCTATGTGTAGAAATTGACACAACCGAGAGATTACCAATTAAATAGTTTCGAGTAGGCTCAGTCTTGTTCCTAGAAATGCTATAAGGATCTTGAGGAATACAAAAATAGGCAGATATGTCTGTAGCAGAGAAAATAGGATTTTCTTGTCGATTTCTTTTTAAATCTCCTATCCACCTATCTCTTTCCATTCCTACTCCTGCCATCTAATATTTTTCTCCTAATACCGGGGAATGGGGGCCATTTATTTAGTTTTAGCCAGAGCCCCCGAATTTTTTCGGGGGCCCATAAGCTAATATATAATTATACGATTGCCCCACCACCAGTATTGCTCTGGATTGAATTAAGGTCGGCCAGGCTATCGAGAGGATCAATATCCCGAGCAAGGAAAGTGAAAGACACCTGGCTCGAAATGTCGTCCAAACTGTAGCCCCAGCCTTCGTTCACAAGCTGAACATCGTGAATTGCCGTATAAGACGCATCACCATTTTCGTTTACAAGGGTAATCGTAACATCGAAAGGCGGGATTTGATCCGCGAAATGCGCCTTCCGCTGGGACACCAAGAAGAGCGTCTCATTAATATCCTGAAGAAGCGCAGACGAAATATTATCGAACGTCCCGTCGGAATTCAGGTGTCTTTGCCACGAACCGTACGTAAACGAATCGGAGATAGTCTGTACGTTACTGGGTTGCTTTACATTCGCTTGAGCACTCGGGCTAAACAGGTCATAAAGCGTTGTTACACCCTTGGCATATCGCAACACAGCATGCTTGTCGAACTGGCTAAAAATAAGGCTGCCAGCGATAGCCCGCTTACCTTTCGCAAAGGCCTTGGGGCTTGGATCGCCCATCACAAAGATGGGCATCACCTCGCGTGTGACGGATACCGTGATACCCTCAAGTGTGGCAATTTGCACGTTCCCCATATATGCAGTAATATCAGCACCGGTAAATGCACTCCACGTCTTCTTGGTATCTTGTACCATCAGATTATATGAATTTCCAATATTGCTAGGCATATTCTACATTTCCTCCTGTCACCGAGAGAATTGTATTCTCACGGAATCGGTATTATTGTCCTACCGAAACGATAACTCTAATATACTTAATTTGCATCACCGGTCTTAGGAACAGGGTAACGGTAATCTGTCCCATCATCATCTCTACCGGATCCGAAGAAAGAGCAAAGGTATACCCAACGCCATTCCCACCAAGAAGCGCTCCGGCTGCTGCCATAGAATCGAGTACAGAAGTAATCTGAGTCTTCATAGCAGTTCGGGCTTCTACGTTGTTAGGCTGTCCAATATAAGGCTCCAGAACGGATTTCACTGCAGCAGATGCAGTATTAACAATCCTCAAGATCTGCAAAGATGCATAATCAGAAGATCTCTGAGCACAAGTATTGTCCGAGACAATCTGGATCGCCTGGGTAAGCGGGTTTGATTTTAAGGTAACATAAGCTCCAGATCCTAGATCCTGTCCGTTGGGATTCAGCGTATAACCTACACCCTGATTCAGTTGCTCATGAATAACCTTGGAGAAATTTCCGCGCAAGGATTTTATGTTTGGCGGAGTCTTGTGCGTAAGAGCATTTTGCGGCGCAAGCGTACTTGCTAGACCGGCGAGTGCAGCAGCGGGATTTTCCAGGTACCAACCTATCTCGGGTTGAGCAAACACACAATCAGGACCTGCTACCACAACTAGATGACGTCCAATATCCACCGTTTGATTCGTAACAGGATCCGTATAATAGAAACCGTTATTCATAAAGTACCCAAAATTGATCCAGTTGGACGCTTGATTATAATAACCCGCACTAGTATTCAAATAATTGTTGGTTGCAAGAGCACCGAGATCTACGCTTCGAGTAAGTCCACTAGGCCTCAAACCCAAAAAGCCATAGACAGGTCTTGTTTCAGAACTAACATTATAAAGCCACTGTGCAAAAGCATTGGCTACAGAAGTAGTTGTAGGATTAGCATTATCTACAACATCGTCTCCATAAACTCCTACCAACAAAGCTAGATCAAATGGAACATCGATAATGCTATCAAAAATTCCTCCACTTTGGGTAAGAACCCGGTAATACGCAGGCTTGTTGTTATAAAAGTCTTCACCAGGAGCACCCGTTCCGTTGGTCCCGGCAGTGGTACCCGATAGAGCCCACGTACCTGCAACCAAAGTACTGATCAGATTATTCAGAACAGTTCCGGGAAAGTTCAATACAAGAGTCTGATTCGAAGCAGCAGAAGCTACCTGCATTTGGAAATCAGCGATTCTTGTATTGGTAGTATTAAACGTAAGCACTGCGGTACCGCCCTTGCTGGGGGGCTGGTTAATCGTGAAGGTAAGAATGTTACCACTTATGGAAGCAGAAAAAGTAACCGAGTTATAAATCCTCCCAGGAGCCTTTGCAGTAGCCGTAGCCCCGGTAATTCCTAGAACATTAGAAACCGAAGCTGTGTTACCACCTGCTCGAACACAATACACGTTATTCGCTCCGGCTCCTACAGCCTCACCCAACGCCTTAACTAGATTATTATCTGCGTAAGCTCCATCTGCCACCCCGGTCTGAGGATTTAGATAATCTCCAGAATAGATCAGCGGACCAAACACGACTTCTGCTTGTGCCAAATTACTTACCTTAACTGGAACTCCAGCAGGTCCGTCCAAAGCATTGCCAATAATAAGCAGTGCTTCAGTTGACGGAGCAAGCTGCGCAGGAACAAGTCCACCATCCCTATAGGTGAACATAAAACCGGGCAATTTTTTATTCAATGTCGCCATAATTACCTCCTAACAGTCAATCACGGACTAGACGGCGATCTGTAAGCCATGATCACTGTGTTATAAGTTACATAATAAACTTCTCCAGGTGCCGGATGTTTTCCGTTTGGCAACCACTCTATGTTCGATACACCAGAAGGAAAACTGACATCCAGCTTAAAATCAACATCCTCGACAAATTCCGAAGCTCCAGATACAGCAGGAATTCGCGAAATGTATATTACCGGGGAAGCAGCCCAAGGCTTGGACAACTGATCCTTCGGGCTTAAACTTCCCCTTGTTACCTGTTCCATGGTTACCACATTCATCATAGAAGCGCCCACCTGAGTCCATACCTGCTGAACCAAAGGAACAGGCTTGTTGTATATTTTTTCAAGAATGCACCGATAGCGCAATCTTCTCCTATATATATTTTGTTGGTGTAGCTTTTCGATATCATAGTCTGAAAGCTGTTCATCAAAAAGCCACTCACTGACGCCCAATTGCTTTAATAATGGCACAGAGAAGAAAAGAAAATTGTCAAATTTTTCTGTAAGTGCATCGACTTCTTGGTTGCTTATATGGTAAATATCAAATTGGTAAATGATTGTCATCCATTGAGCATATGTCTGCATTTGCTGGGTTGGATTTGATGGATCTGAAGTTGTTGCTCTGAGTCTAGGTTTGTTAACTTCTACCCCCTCCCTCCCCGGTATTCTCCTATAAATGCTCCAAACAATAGTTGGACCCTTAACAGAATCGCGAGGATAGTCCTCGGTAAAGTTAACCTGCTCTTCGGCCCAATTCTTTTGAATCAAATCCCATAATGCAAGTGGCAGGGTATAGTAAGTAACCGGATAATGCTTACTTAGGTCGAAATGAAACGAGCTAGCATAAAGTTCATCATTTTGATCGGGCAATAGACCTATCCCCCAACATTAAATGAAACTGCAAACGAGAAGACCCTGGTCTCACCATATGGTTTGAAATATATTTGAACAACTATAAAGTTTCTAAACCTATATACGTCTACATCGGACTGGGAAATATTAGTTATATTTCTAATACCTGTTGCGAGCTCTGATTGTAACTGACTTAACTCTACCTCGTTATCACCAATGAATGATTCAACCGTATCAGTAACAAGTTTTGCAATCTCTATCTTAATCTTATTAAGTAGGCTATCAGATCCATCCGTAGGGTTAGAATTCCAAAACGCCAACCCGCTGCGAATAAAATCTCTAACTAAAATGTAATTTGATGACCACGTACTAGGCCAAATTGGATAATAATTAGCTATTTTTAAGGGCCTATTAGTTGCACAATCTGGACTCGACAAGAGCTGAGAAGAAAATAAATAAGTTCCAGGAACCGTCTTCCAACCTGAATCCCTCAATTCTATTGTAGCCCATCCAGGAACATAATAAATTCTGTCGTCTAAATAATTAAGTCCGGAGAGATAACTTTGAATAGACCCGGATGGAGCAAGATAATAGGATGCGGGTAATCCTGTGATGAAACACGTCGGTCCTTGATCCTTCCAGGCAATAGTACTAAGAGTAGCGGGCTGTCTTACTTCAGTATAAATACTGGAAACTATACTTTCGTCCGGATCACCCACTAAAAGAACCATGCCCACCTCACTCGGTTCTAGAGAATCTAAAAACGCTGCTATAGAATTAACGTCCAGATTACCATCCAATCCTCCGGAACTATAAAATGTTCCAGTTGAAATCGTATTGTTTAAATTGATTACCTCGGGTATTAGCGGATGACTTCCCCTTAAGAAGTCTCCCATTATCGATCCGGCAAGCGCTTCCACTCCTTCGCTGATAGAATAATTAAAAGTATTATTTATATCGAAATTAAAAGGCCACCATATGGACAAAGTATTATCTAAAACATCTACTCGAATATTATTATATCTAGAACCGGAATATTGTGATCGCAACTTTATAGATCCGAGATCTACGTAAGCAGGTGATCCGTTCAGTCTATAAACTGACGGTACGATTCCGGAATCCGAACTTAATGCTTCAGCAGCAATGTTTATCGAAGAATAAGGTTCATCTATTAAATATTCGAATTGAAGAACCGCGCTTGCACCAATACTTCCAAAGCTAACCGAATTTCCGCTCAGACTCAAGCTATAAAGTGGTTGATTGATAACCCTTCCCCAACGATTCAACCCATATACCTTCAAGCTTCCGTCTACTGCTGGATATGACAATGTAACTCCGGTGGCTGACGGTCCGACTAATATATATTCCTTAAAGCGCCTGCCAAATGTATCGTAAATCTCATCCAGTGAAGAGAAATCTAGTATCTCTCCATCTGGACCGTCTCCCGCTACACCTACAATAACAAGATCATGAAAGCTCATTGATTACCCACACATTGCCTAAATTTTTTAACCAAGCATCCATAAGGTCTTTAGTAAAATCATAAACATCACAACCACAACCAAAATACGTAACCTCATCTTCATTTAGGGAAATAACCTCGTCAACCAAATACGCTTTAATTATATTAATGGGCTTTCCGATTTTCGGAATATCTTTGAGATCCGAATCCCATTCTACTTCAAGATAAACATCTTTATTCTGTGGATAATTTTCTCTCGCCGTATAGATAATCGTCCTATAACGCCCCAAGAATCCATATTCTTGAATGGGGTTATCTATCATCTTGGGAACTATGACCCGACGAACCCTGTGCTTTTCGTAAGTTACTTTATAACCTAAGCCAAACGTTTCCGGTACTAAAGCTTCAGGACTTCGTGTAGCAGGATCAAATCCTCCAGGATATGGGTATCTAAGATCCCTACGGACATATACAAACCAATTTGGGTGTGCTCCTAGAAAATCATTAAATCCTTTTCTAAGATTAAATCCAGAAGGCAATCCAAAAGGATTTTTCGAATAAGATTTTTGGAGTCTAAATATATCCGTGCTCAAATCTTATCTCTCCTATATTGAGCCCAACTATAATCGGTATTTCTTTGCCACAAAGGCCACCGTTCGCTTTTTCTAGCTGAATTAATTCTTGCCCTATGCCTTGAGAATTCTGATATCCATTTTAGGGACTGCTTCTTAAGTGAGTCTATCTCATTTCTTAAATCCTGCAAAATAGATGCCCCGTGAGATTCCTGGTAATCGGAAAGCCTTTTGGTTTCATCTGCGACTTCAAGAAGCTCATAATAACGCATAGTAAGAATGCGCAAAGCAGATTCGCATTCTACCCAGCGTTCCATTGCATAAGTAAGAAGGAATTCAAGATTTCTAACCTGTTCTTCTGTAGGCCCTCCAACTAGTGGGTTGTAATAAAGAATCCATTCTCTATTTACATCAAGACTAACTCTGTAAATCTGAAAGTTCAACAAATCGTCAGGCACATTAATCAAGAATCTGCCGAAGTTCGCTCTTAAAACATTAGCCGACATATAGAGTGGTCTATACTTACTCGTGAAATACCTTGTCTCATATGTACCTAATTGATTTCCTAATGTATCACATATACCGGGGGACAGGCCTATGGTATAGCGAGAATTAGGAATTATAGTATCTAACGGTATAATCTCAAGTACATTTCCAGTAACAGACCACGAAATATTAACAGGCAATGTTCCAGGCCTGGGCCAGCCATCTACATATTCCTGAGTTAACGAAACACTAACCGTATTTGGATCAATTGGTGAAGTAAACACTATCCTAATATCAGGCCATTGTGGTTGGTTACTAAGACCGTCGGGAATCGAACTTCTATCATCCACTGCCAGAGGCACCGCTTTCGGGTAGGTTTGAGCGGTACTGGGAGAAGGCTGAAGAAACGTGCCTAGATAAAATACGAAAGGCACAGACCAAGCTCCTACACCGCTCGCGGTACTTGTAGTTAATTCCGCCCTAACTCTCCAAAAATAATTCTGTCCGGGATTTAATGAAATCGAAGGAATCGCACTGGTAGCAGGAGTCCAAGTTTCCCATCCTTGAGTCTGATAAGAGTTAAATGCTAAATTCGTATCAAGTTGAACATGATAAAGAAGAGTTCCCGTCGAAGCTACGACGACAGGAGACCAGCTAAATGCAGGAATCGTAGAATATGAGGTGAAATTTGCCGGTTCAAGAAGAACAACTTGAGGAATATTCGATTGAGAAACAGTAAAAGCGAAGGACCTGTTAGCCGACGCTGTCCGCCCTTGGTCCGATTGAATCTCCTTTAGGATCGTAACCTGGTAGGTCATACCGGGATTCAGATCCTGGGAAGAAGTAAAACGGAGAATTCTGTTTTGGTAAGATACGAAGGTTACCGGAATAGTACGGGCTGTTTTTTCCTCAACCAAGATTACGTATTGATTGAGTCCGGCATCCGTATTTATTGCCGAAGCAAGAAGTTCGGTATTAAATCGAACCTCGATGAGAGGACGAACTGGAACAAATTGATCTAAAGAATTCGGACTGAAACTTACAACCGCAGGAAAAAAGCTCGAAAGATCCACGGTTCGCCTCCCTATTCAGCTTGGGGAGGAGGGGAATCCTCCTCCCCTATATGAACAGAACCATTACGAGGGTGTAACAGTAATATAGCTATTGATAGGAGCCCAGTTCTGCTCCAATCGAACATTACTGATCACCGCGGTAGCCCGACCGCCGTTTAGCGTACCAACGCCATACCGCTCTCGAATCTTCAGGTTCTGGATGTCCCGACGAGGATCCGTAAATTCCTCGGTACTAATGGGATCTCGCTGCAACACCACTACGCTATGATTTCGATCAATAACGTAAATATCCGTGATGTTAGTAGCAGGAAGTCCACTTGCAGGACCGGTCGCCAGCGTTCCATTAATGGTAATCGGAACGAAAGGCGAAACCTGATAATTCACGTTCCACGGGACGTTAATCTGCTGATCGAACTGCGGAATAGAGGTCCATACGGACTGCCCGATCTGACCGCGTGTGTACATCACGTTACGGATAATCGGGTCCTTAGCAAACACCGCCCAAGCCAGGGGGTGCATGATAAAGTCCGTAGGAACATACTCGTGAGACACCAGAGCACCCATAGTATCGATCATGTCGTCGAAGGTTACACTATAGTTCGGGGTCTGGTTGTAGGCCCTGCCGTGCGTCCACGCAGCCGGATTGGTCGAACTGTTGTCGAATACCTTATGTCCGTGATTCTGCATCTCAAGGAAGATTTTCTCTTCCTTATGGCGAAGCATAGCATAACCGGCAGACTCTACATAAAGGGCCAGAATGTCCCACATGCTGTCTTTAATTACGTCTTCGCTAATCCCAATCATGAGACCGGCTTTGTTCACCTTGATCTCAATCAGGTTCTCGGTGAAGGCTGGAAGTTGCTCGCGGTATTCACCGGTATCCGGAATATCGAAGGCGCGAATTGCACCCATGGTCGGAAACTCTACCGACCTTACGTTATCGACCTGAACGGTACGCGCAAGAAGCGTCTGACCGATAAAGAGGGGCTCTTTCGGACGCAAAAGTACGTCAGAAATTACCTTCGGGAAAAGAATGGAAACGTCAGCTGCCCTCAATGCTTCCTCAATGGGAATGCGTGGAGTTCGCGAGGCGCTGTCCGTTCGCATCATATTGCTCAAAATCTCAACACCCTTATAGAACTCCTTCACATCAATAGACTTCCCATCCGGCAGCGCCAGGGCACTTAACTCCTTTTGAGCGTGTTCTTTAACTATCTCAGAAAATAGCTGTGCCATAGAATATATTCTCCTTTACAGTTGTTACACAGGATTTCTGTTCCGAAATTGGAACAAGGCCTGGGAAAATAAATCCCCAGGGCTTCCCCGGTATTAATAAACAATGCACCTAAGCGATCCAACGACACCTGCTACTTCAAGATTCGCCGGAGTGCCTGGAACGCCGGAATAGCGACCATCGGTAAGACCAATTACACCTGCATTAAACAGACGACCATCCCGATAAGCGGTCTCATAGCTATAATCAACCGAAACCGAGGTTACAGTCACATTAGAACTGAAGAAGAGATCACCTGTTACAGGATTGATGTTATAGTATTGGCCAAGAGTATAATCAACAAACGGAAGATTTGCCGTGCTCATCAACGTGTTATTCAACGTAGTCACAGAGCCATCAGGATTCGTCAGGCTACCGGTTACGTACACGTTAATCTGAAGCCACGGAGCAATGGGCTTATTGCCCAACCTATATTGCTGACCCGCAACCACTGTCGCCGGAACTTCACCGGTAACCGAAGTAGTAGGTACACGCAGAAGCTGAGGCGGATATTCCCAAGCAAGGAAGTTATCCGTTACCCACTCAAGCCAACCGCTAAGGTGATGCGAAGAAGAAATCGGTTCAACACGGATTACCTCACCGGCGATTTGATCTGCAGCTTGCCCAAAGCTGTAAAGCACGTTGGTAACAGCTACATTAAACGTAGCCACCCAAGCACCAAGAGTAGCGTTCCATGCAAGGCTTACAGAATTGGAACCGCTGGGATAAACTACTGTACCGGCGTTAAGAGCCATAATAATCGTGGGCTGAAAAGCTGGAAGGTTTGCAGACATAAGAGCCGCCGAAGTAGCAGCCGTCTGTGTGGGCATTGCAAACACCTTCTTTTCCACCCACTTCACGATCTTGCCCCTATCCTGCGGCACAGGAGCCGTAGAGCTTGCAGATCCAAAGTATGCGGTAATACGATCACCGGCAGCAGGAGTACCATACGCCCCATTAATAGACTGAACATACGGCACCTCAATGAATTCCTGTCGACTCATCGAAGGCATCCACTGGATCTTTTCCTGCCACTGACGGAAGATATTCGTTTCTGTATAACCGGCAGGCTTGTTGCTCACACCATCTGCGATAGTAAGAACAGCAAGGCCGGTATACGAAGTAGTATCAGGTCGAACTGCAAGAAGTCGACCACGCGGAATAACGATCTGATCCAAGGTAGGATATCGCGGATCGGTACCAAGAGGGGGCAAGTTCGGGTCGATTGTCCACTCCTCTGCAGGAGAGTTCATACCCGAGATCTTGATCCCAGGTGCCCAAATCCTTCCGCTAAACTGTTGAGAACCTATTAACGCCATGTTCTTATCTCCTTATAATCGGATAAATATCAGAAGCTTTACTTCTTCAATGAATTACTATTTGGACTTAAGTCTGTCTGAAGCAAGTCGCTCACTAATTTTCTTTTGAAGCTCTTCCTTAGAAAGACCAGTATAGAGAAAAACCGTTTCATCCTCTTCTTCGGTAATTTTGGCGTCTACCGTAGTCTTTCCTGTATCCGGATCTACAACCAATTGAGATAACGGCTTTCGCTCATCTTCTTTAATTACCGGACTTTCTATGTGCTCGACTTTCTTTAATTCTTTTACCGGGGGAACAGGCCCTGATTCCTTGTATTCCTTAAAAAGATCACCAAGCGTCTCCTCAACATATTGAGGTCCGCGCTTTACGAATTCCTCTACAAGGTTATCGAAGGACCTATCCTTTGCCAGAGAAGAATTGAGACTCAAAGAAAGAAACGCAGCGAGTTCACAAGATCTCCGAAGAGCTTTGGAATGTACTTCCACCGAATGCTTATTAAGTACATCTACTTGTTCCTTCAGCTCTTTGATCTCATTCTCAAACTTCTTTGCCTCCTTCTTGAACTTCTTCTCCTGCTTCTTCATTTCTTTCTGAAGCTTTTTCTTTTTCGGACCCATGGATTCTCGTTGGACGTAATCCATCCAAAGGGGAAGAGCCCAAGAAGCATCGGTATTCGGATCTAGAGAAACAGATTCTAGATTTTCACTCGGCGTAATTTCTTTGTAGGCTTTGGGAATGGGAAGTTTGTTCTCCTTGCAGTATTTCACCAGCAATGCGATGAGCTGAGACTTCATTTTTTCAGAAGCATTCAAACCTTTAAGATCCTCGGCTACAACCATTACTCGGCTTTTACTCACAGGGAGAATCTCAAGCTCCTCATTTCCTACTTTGATTTTAGCTAGAGGGAACAATTCTTTTTTTCCTCCCTTTTTAAAAGAGGCCAGCTTTCTCTGCAAACAAGCTCGAATTCGATCTTTATCTCCCGGACCCTTATAGCGCCCCAATAGAGAAAGACCTACACGGGCATGCGTTGCATCATGTGCCGGAAAAGACCTGCCCGGACCACAAAAAGCAGAATCGGGTAGCTTCTTCCTATCTTTTGCTCTGAGCTTTGCCTCCTTATGGTAATCCTCATCAGATTCGTCTAAACCGAAGAGCTCGCCATACGTACAGAACTTGTCATCCTGCGGCCCTTCATTCTTGACATTTTCGCTCATTTCTTCAATTTTCCACCTCTCTTTAATGTAATGAAGCCGCTCTTTAGAACCTTTGATAACGAGCTCCTCTCCACCGGGAAGCTCAGTAGCAAGCAACTTCAAGGATTCTCCGAACCTATTTTTGCTAATTATTCTAGCTTTAGGATCACTCGGAACCGTTACAAACGAAAGCTCCAAGAACGTCACAGGACCGATGATCCAAAAACATTCCTTGGGACTACCATTTACCATATAGGTAGTGCCCTTTTTATGATCACATTCAGGACCGAAGGGATCCTCTCCGCAAATCGAGCACTTAACCCATTCTGACTCAACACCTATGGAAACGGTAAGCCATCGATCAGAAAGAATTTTCTTGATAGCTTCTTCATCAGTAATTGAAGCAACACAAGATACATATCCACCGGACGTAGGATCCGCAACAAATTCCGAATAGATAACTCTTCCAAATATGTCGCTTGCTTCTCCACCGAAAAACCCTCCCCCGGTTTCATGATCTTTAATCACCGGAATCGGGTAAGGATCCAGCATTGTAACGAAGCCGTACTTTTTACCGTCTGCAGGAACCAGGCTTTCCACAGGATAATAGGTTTTATTTCTAGTTACCTGGTTGGCATTAATCGCACAAATCTCCGGATATAAAACCTTAGGAAGTTCCTGCTCTTCACGAATCTTCTTAACTGGAGAACTTTCTAGAATGTTTTTATTATCTATAAGAACGGATTCAACTAATCTAATTTTATTTGCCATTTCTTATTATTTCCTTAATTACCGGGGGATGGGCCTTTACTTGATTTATTTTCCACATTTTCGGATAATTTTCTAGAAAGCTTTTCGACCAATCCCTCCAATTTAAGTTTCTCCTTCGTGCATTCATCTAGCTGATCAATATAAGAAAGAAGCAGTTGAGAAAGATTCTCTACAGCTCTTCGATCATCGGCTAGCTCCCTCAAAGGCAGTTCATAGTTTGCCCTTAGGCGTTCTGTTATGCTCGAAAAAATGTGTCCAATCAGAACGACTATGACTCCGGAAATTATGGAAGTTCCCAGCGGAACGAGTAGCTTCTGTAATAAATCCATGTTTCTCATTACTCCTATAAAACTTAGCCGAGAGCTTTAAGTAAACAAAAGCCGATGATAAAGCAAAAACTAAAGAGGCTACGGAAAATAAACTTCCTGTAATTCCGGATGCTGCCAAAACATAAACCCAAGCCATGGAAGCCAACAAACTTCCCACCATCCTAGCACGTATGTTATCAAAGCTGATCCCAATCAAAGAACAAATCGAAGAAATAATCAATGACCAACTAACATAATATAAAGAATATGGTTCTAGCATCCTATGGACTTCACTATTCTTAAAGTCACTCAAAAGCATAATGCCTAAAAGTATACCTGAAATTATAAGCTGAAGCTCTGCAAGATCGTACTGGATATTAAATATCCTCCTAACCAGCCTATCTTTAATCTCCGTGATCCATTTCATTTTGGACTCCTATTTTGTTCTTTATTGAAAAATAAGCATTAATCCGCAACATTGTTTCTAATGTGCCGAAATCCTTTTGCCAGCTATCTATTAATTCTACTAACTCTGGATCATCTATATGAGATTCCAACAGCTTTCGATCACAACCTGCAGACACTAAACCTATTAGTTTGTTTCTTAATTCTTCGTCTGCCGAATTAGAAACCGGAACCTTTACCCTTGCATTCGGTCCGGTAGTCTTATTAGACGGACTTACGATATTCTGGGGAAGCTTACTCACCTTAGGCTCTTTAGTGGAACCTCCTTTAAAAGATGGGCCCCCAAGTCCACCCATCACCAAATCTTTAAGTTCGTCTTCGGAAAGATCCTTGGGATCAATTCCCAACCTGGAAGCAATCACCTGCGGGATCGAAGAATGATGAACGTATGTATCATCAGAAGAAGCATTCGGATCAAGCTTCAGCATGTCTCGTGCTTCCGCAAACGTAAGTATTCCACCGGTCCAAAGGTTGACAATATGAGCCTCTTCTTTAATCCTTCGATCAAGCTCTATCTCATTCCATGCGAATTTAACTCTATGATCGGCTTGACCCCAAGGATCAAATCCACCCTCTACTAAGAGAGGATTAAAGATATAAAATTCAAAATATTGAGAAAGAGCTACCTGAAATCTTTTAGCCTTATGATGCAGTTCAACAACAAGCGCATCGGCCGTTCCTCCAGGAGCCCCGGCGTTCTCACCCATAAGGAGGGGAGAAACCGCAAGTCCTGAGAAGACCCTGTTCTTGAACATTTTCAAGTAGCCCTCTGCACGGAGGGCTTGAGATTCGACACCAATAGCCGTAATCTTATGTCCCGGAGGAGTAACGAGAATTCCATCAGGAGCTGCGGTCTGAAATTGCCGGACGGCATCGTCAATGTCTTCCTGCCTCCCCTCCCCGGTATTCGTAATATCAGGAACTTGAACGTGAATTAGAGGACTAAGAGATTTATAGATTAACTTAAGCACACTCTCTTCAGCTTGTCGCAAGGCTCTAATATCTTCAATTACAGATACAATATAAGGAATCCCCCAAATTCCTCCGGATTCCTTAGCGTAAGTAAAATGCAAAATATCTTTAGGATTAAATGACTTCTTTCGATCTCTAGATGCAACTTGTACCCAGCTTAAAATATTTCCGTTCTCATCTAGTTCTGGGAACATCTGGTGCGCGGGGAGATTAAAGTATCCACCAACCGTACCATCACTATTACGAACAACGACTAAAAATGCATTTCCATATTTTATAAAATCCCTGACGGTATTTTCTACGGTTACAGCCCAAGGGATATCTGTAGCTCGAGCTATCTCCATAAGTCTATCTTCTAAATATTCTTTAGGTCGCTTTTTTCCGTCGAGATAATAACCTTCTTTAAGCATTATCTCGATATATTTATCAACCCCTTGACGAACATAGCTATCTACAAGATAGGCGTTTCGTAGGGCTTCAAGATCAAACGGAGGTTTAGTAGTTACCTGTGTTGCTCGAAAACCACTTCCTATCTGCGCATTTAATACAGGATTCTTAAATCCTTTAGCTTGAGCAGACTTTATCGTTTTTATATTAGATCCTAAACCGGTCCTAATCTTTTTACTTTGTGGTTCTATAATTGCCAACGAGTTCCCTCAAAGAAAACTTATTTACCGGATATCCCCAAGGTATTGATATGAATGCGACCTCCTCTTTAAGCGCATCCATTACTCCTTCCATCAGCGCATAATCTGCATTAATCCTTTCCCACTCTTTCCTGTTCTTACACAGATTACGAACTTGATACCAGTCTCCCACCTCCGGCCTGAGGACATGAATGAAAAGTTTTTTATCTAAAAGGACTAGTGTTATTTCCTGCGGATTGCCTTCGGAGTCCTTACACCAGCTCCAACGACCTTGAAAAACGTAAGGCTCATCTATTGGAAATAGATCACAGATAATATTTCTTACTATTTCTATTCTTTTATTATAAGCAAGTTCTACGTATTTAGTGTTAAGTACTTTATAGAGAATAATGTCCTGAATCCAATACCAGAATTTTTTAAGCATTACTTACACTTTCTTTCCAGGCCCGGCTACAGCTGGCCCATCGGGATTCTTCAACTGTTTGTATCGCAGTGCCTTTCTCCACCGCTAGGTTCAGCTCGGGCCCGAAATCTTTCGGGTGGTAATATTCATTCCTCTCCTTAATTGCTTTACCTAAACCAAACAGCAACAAAATTGCATAAAGAACGATGAGTATTCTGCTAGCTAAAGTCACAAACCTAGGCTTTTTATATCCGGCCCACTCTAAAATAGCCACACCAAAAACCGTAATCAATACCTTGATAAAGATAAACCAGCCCACTCCGAACCTAAGGTACCAAGCCATAATCGGATTAGCTTCATCGAAGTCACTAACCCCTGATAACATAAAGCAAGTAAGTTCAGTATCAATTGCGCAAAGAAGAAGAATAATAAAACTCTCTAGACTCAATCTCATTTTTCTAACCGTAAGCAGGAACTAATTTCCTAACGTAGTCAAGAATAACCTGTACATCAGAAATCTTATCTTTATTTGTTACTATATAATGTGCAAGCTTCATAGAATAAGCGGGGACTTCTCTAAGTGCAGCCCTTTGTTCCGGACTTAGCTGCTTAAGAACCTGATCTACTAAATCCAAAACTTCTCGATCCGATTTATGCTGTACCTGTTCGTCCACGATATCTAAAAGCTTATTGTATCCATCGTACCTACGCATTATTCTATTTTCTTCTTGAGCTATATGACCTATTAAATCAGATTTAATCTTAAGAATTTCTCCAGACCATTTATTTGCCCATTGAATAAAATAGTCGCAATCTCGAAACGCATCCAAACCCAGAGAATGCAAAAGCGCTGATACGGGATTCGCTGTAGCCTCAGAAGCTTTAAAAAGAAGAGAATTAAACTCATTAAATCCCCTAGATATTAACCTACCAACAAAAGCATTACCTATATTCCTCCTTGTCTTAGCCCAATTTACTTTACTTCTATCTTTAGATAATGCCGTAGCAAGTCGATAGGCATTTACCATATTTATAATCTGCGTACCGGTCTGATTAAATCCGACGTTACTTGATAATCCAGGTTCAGTCAAGTTCCAATAGCGAATTAATTTCTCGACAAAACACTCGGGAACATTCTTAAGAGCTTTATTAATATCAGATAAAATTCCACTTTGTGACTTTTTACCGCCAGGCGGAACAGATACATCTATTCCTTCTATTCGATTTCGTACTTGTTTTTCGAGTGATACTTTTTTTCTAGATAAGTCAAGGAGAGGTGGTACGTGTAAACCCTCAATATGGTCTCCTATTTCAGAAACTATCTCGTCACGAATATCCCTAGCTATACCGAAAAGAAGACCGGCAAAATTTTCATGTTCAATAGAAGCGGTTTCATATGCAATAATATTGTCAGCCATCTCTACACCGCTATCCATCCACGATTTCAACGTTTCCAGAGTTACCTCTTCAGTCTCCCCCTTCGGTCCTATTGGTACAGGTATGCTCACATTAGATAATGCGACTTCAAGATTTTCCAGAATATTGTTCCATGCAGCTAATTCTTGTTTTAGTGTAACTATATGATCCTCAGTTACACTTTGAAAATTACCGGGGGAGGAGGCCCCCAGTTCTGTCAAAGAGGTACTTTGACTATCCGGAATAGGTTCAGGAGCTACATACTTAAGTCGTCTCTTACGTCTCAGATCATCTAAGGGCATTAAAACTTGCTCCTACTAGGTGTATTAGAAGCTAAGGTTCCCCTGCTAAATCCTCTAGTTATACTGCGGTCATTAAATGCAGCCGACATTCCTTCAAACAAATCTTTGTGTCTCTTTATCGTAACAGCAGAAGGAACGACCTTTGGAGCCGGAAGCGAAACTACCTCACTGGCAGCTTTAAATTTAATTTCATCTTCGATGCTTGAATAGATTGCATAACATGCTAAACCTAAGGCATCTATAATATGCTCGTTCTTTCTAGATGTTTTAATCGTATTAGATCCTACGCT